TGAGGCAGAGGGCACATAAAGTAATACGAATCTAAGATAGGAGATAATAATGTATTTTAGAAATTTCCCAACAATGGATTATAATATGGATACCACTGATAATACCACTACTGTTACGGATGTTTTCAGGAGAGTTGGGGTCAGGAAATCATTGAATAGTTTTATAGCCAATTATTATGAGAGAATATTGAATGCACATGAAAGACCAGAAGTGGTTTCTTTCGAGGAATACGATGTATCAGACAGACATTGGATATTGATGATGATCAATAATATCGAAGATCCATATTACGATTGGATATTATCACAAGAACAACTTGACAAATTCGTTGAATCTAAGTATCCAGGTAAGACAATAGTATTTCCAACTACACATTATACTACTACAACATATAGTGATTTTGGATTGATATTTCCTGCCAATCCATCTGTCGGTGAAGTTGATTATACTTTAAATAATGATGGTGGAACAGATAGTTTGATTGTTGATGAAACGTATACGATGTATACAGTTTATGGTACGGATGATTTCAGTAATGTTGGTGCAAGTGCATCCCCAAGTGCAGGTCATACGTTTAAGGCAACTGGTACGACTCCCACGACATGGGAAGCTACTGGTAGTGGTACTATTCTGTATCATAATGTCGATTCCGATTTGGTAGATGGTTCCGATGTGGGAGGGGAAAGATTTTTTCTTGTGGGGGAAACTGTACAGGAATACGGATCTACAGGCAGAACTGGTGTTACTGGTGTTATATCTGAATTGGATACGACTCTTACTCAAGTTACAACTACTAGTGGAACATTTGTTGTTGATAATTATATCAAGGGTGCAGATAGTGGTGCAGTAGGAAAGATAATAAGTGTTTCCAATCATACTGATGCACCTCACCATTATGAAGATTCTGATTCAAATATAATAGATAGGACAGGTAGTGCAAGTACTATAAGTAATAGATACTATGAGGAATCCGAAAACGAGAAAAAACGAAGAATAAATGTCTTAATGTCTGGGTTTGCAGATAAATTCGATGCAGAACTTAAAACCGAAATAAACAGGTAATGGCAAAATTAACAACAAATCCAAGTAATACAATTATTCCAGGTGATTTTTTATTACATGATATATTTCTTTCTTCTCCATTCAATAATAGGTTATCCATAAAGGAGATAATGGAGGAAATTAATATCTATGAGAGTGTATTCAAGCATACATTAACTGGGAATATTGCAATATCGGATACCAATAATATACTTGTGGATTATCCTATCGTTGGATATGAAACAATAACTCTTATTTTTGATAATCCCACTATAGAGGCTTCTGTTCCTGTGGAAAAGGATTTCAGGGTATATAATATTTCACAATATACTCCTGTGGGAGAACAAGTGGCTGGTTATGTGATAAATTTTGTTTCTGAGGAAACCATAACCAATTCACAGACAAAAATAAGTCAAAGTTATATGGGTAAAAATATATCCAATATAGTGCAGACTATATACGAAGATTATGTTGATTCCGAAAAACCACTTGTAGTTGAGGAAACTAGGAACATACATGATGTGATTATACCCAATTGGAGTCCGTTTTATAGTATGAATTGGTTGTCGTCTAGAGGTATTTCAGAGACATATAATGGTGCTAATTATTTCTTTTTTGAAACGCTCGAGGGATTCAATTTTGTTTCACTTGAGGGTTTGATTGATGAGGTTAGAATGGATAAGGATTTATATCCAGAAGGCACTAAAATGCATTATACATATCAGATGAAAAATGTATCTGAAAATCCAGCACAGATCAATCCAGAGGCATTTAGAAACGCAAGTGATTACAAGGTAGATAGAACATTTAATGTATTGCAGAATTTATCATTGGGGATGTATGGTAGTAAGTTGATCACACATGATATAGTTAGAAGATCATATAAGGAATATGATTTTGATTATAAGGAAACTTATGATGATTATATCCATTTGGAAGAAAACACTAATTCCAATGTGACTTCTGGGACTCAACAATCCACTATGTTGCAGAGTGAGACAGTTGATGATTTTACGGAGAAATATAATAGCTATAGAATGATGATACCTTCACATTACCAATTGTACGGGGGGATTAGAATTCCCAATAGAAACACATCACATCATGAACGTTCTATACAATCTAGGGTTTCACAATTACAACAGTTGAATACCTATAAGTTAATACTTACTGTTCCAGGAGACCCCCTCAGAAGATCTGGTGATCTAATTTATTTTGAATATCCAAACACAGCTGCGAGTGATGATGGTAAGGTAACAGAGGATAAATTGTATTCTGGGAATTATATGGTGTTGGGTGTGAGGAATAGATTTGTCAAGGAGTTCCACGAAACTATTTTGGAACTTGTTAAGGATTCTTATTTTACTCCATTAAGGAAAGAGTTATTGTAATATGGAAAATACACAAAATTTCATGGGATTCGAGTACATCTGGTGGCAAGGTGTAGTCGAAGATAGGTTAGACCCATTGAAGATAGGTAGATGTAGAGTACGGATTCTTGGGTTTCACACAGAGAATAAGAATAAGATACCCACAAATGATTTGCCATGGGCATATCCTGCAACTCCGATAACTTCAGAACCAAATAGTACTCCAACAGGACCCAGAGAAGGAACTTGGGTGATGGGGTTTTTCCGTGATGGTAGTAATGCACAAGAACCCGTAATGACACATCAAATAGATTATGGAATGATCAATAAGAACAGATCAAATGAGGGATTTAACGACCCAGAAACCAATGTAGCAAAACCATCGAAACCCTTATTGGTTACGGAAAGGGAAGAAGGTGAGGTGAATACTCACAAACTTGCTGTGGGTGAGAAATCAGGTACGTTGTTGGGTACTAATTCTCGGACAAAAAGTTCTCTTGTATTACCATTAGTATCGGAACCAGAAACCAAGTATGCAGCTGCATATCCCTACAATAAGGTGACTGAAAGTGAATCTGGTCATGTGGTTGAGGTGGATGATACTAGGGGTGCAGAACGGATATCGGTCAGACATCGATCTGGTTCTTTTTATGAGATATATCCTGATGGTGGACAGGTGGTGAAAATCAAGGGTAAGAATTACGAATTAACGTTAGACGACAAAAATATTCACATAGAGGGTGATCTAAATATCAATGTAGATGGTAAGATCAAGGAAGTCAGTAATAGTAAAGTGGTTGAATCCACTGAATCTTTGAAGATTGATACGGAATATACCACTATAGATTCAGATGTAACGATAACAGGGGACTTGTATGTAAAGGGATCTGTTCTTTCGGATGGAAATGTTATTGTTAATCCTGGAAAGGGGGGAAACGTTTCATCATTACTGTATACTCAGGTTCCAATCCCAATCCCTTCAACACCAACCCCGATATTCAGTAATTCAGCTGGAATTGCAACATCCACAGCTAAAATGACTGAAATGATTGTAAAAAATGTTGCAATCGAAGTCGAAGCATTGGCAAAAGAAACAGCAGAATCGGCAGCAATTGCAGCATCACAAGCAGAGGATACAGTTACATAGGAATAAACTATGCTTATACAAACTAGAAAATACAATGATTTGGATATCAACTTTTCAAAGAATCTGATTACCAAAGATGTTGGAACCAAAAACTACAATGATGCAGTAAAACAGTCTATAAAAACTTTGGTGATGTTGGATAGGTATGATAAACCATTTCATCCTGAAATACACTGTAGTGTTCGATCCTATCTATTTGAACTTGCATCGCCTATTACAGCAACTGTTATTTCACAGGCAATACAGGATTGTATAAATGCATATGAACCCAGAGTACGACTAAATACAGTAGATGTAGTTGCATTGGATGATCTTAATACATATCAAGTTATCCTAGTTTATACGATATTGAATGATCCAAATCCAGTCAATACACAAGAATTGGAATTTTTATTAGAACGGATAAGGTAATATGGCAACGACAAATTTAAGAATAACAGAATTAGATTTCGATAGTATAAAAACCAATCTCAAGGATTATTTGTCATCACAGTC